AGACCAGCCGAGGTCAAATACTGCATGGACGGGCTTGGTAGCGTCATATCCCACGCGAGTAATGCGTTGCTCAAGTTCAGCCATCTGCATCTCACGGGCAAAGATAGCGCCGTCCACCGTCTGGCGGCATAAGCCTTCCCACACCGTGTTGTAAGCCTCAATATCCCTGTCCCGCAGCGCATCCTTTTCTAGCCGTAGCGTCTCGGGAAACCAAGGATTGTCAGACCAGTTAATCTTTACAACCTTGCAGTTCTCAGGCGGTACAACAACAAAACGCTGGTAGGTTTCATCCGTCTCCAGTTCGGGGTTAAAGCTAACCCATATCTCAGACCCTTCCTTGCGGATGGTTGGGATTAACACGTTCCAGCTAGTTTTGGATACCGTCTGCGCCTCCTCCACCCAGCAAATGTCTACGCCTTCGATGGATTTGACGTTGGTGACGTTGTTACGCAGGCCAACAAAGAAAAACTCTGTGCCGTTCTTTCCGCGAATGCTTTTGTCGGTGATTTCATAGAAGCCAGTTAGCCCCATGTTGTCAATTTGGTCGCACAGCAGTTTATGCACCGAGTCTTTAATTGAGGTTTGGAACTCACGGGCGCACAGGATACGCAGCGGAGACTTAGCCCCAAGGATTAGCAATGCCCTGGCAATGCCCCATGACTTAGCACCGCCTCGACCACCATAGCAAACTTTATAGCGTTGCGGTTCAAACAGGAAAGCCAGCTTCGCAGGAAACTGGACGTTCTTAATGGCTTTGTTGACATCCATCAGGGTTTAACAAAGGTGACGCTAATGCCTTCCATAGCCGTGCCGTCAGGGTTGGACATCTTCATGGTGTTGGTTTCACCCCAAGCCATCTGCGCCTTAGTCCACCAGATCATTGCGGTGGTGTCGCCTTTCATGGCTTTGTTATATAGCGTCTTGGCAATACTGGCGCTGGCGGTAGCCTTGCCCAATGCTAGTTCGGTCTCGTAGTACTTACGCAGCGTCTTGTCGCTTATGCCAAGCAATGCACCAATTTGGTCGTGAGGCAGGCCAAGACCGGCAGCTTGTTGCGCCTGCGCCCTGCTCTTTTCTGTTGGCTTGTGTTCTAGCATCTTTTATTAGCGGAAAGTGTTGCCCATATTTTAGGCAGTTTCTGTTAAAAGTTCAGCTTTTTTATTCGTGAAGTCTTCCCATCGCTTTACGATAACATCGCAGTATTTTGGGTCTAGCTCCATCAATCTAGCATGACGATTAGTCTTTTCACAGGCAATCAATGTGCTTCCAGAACCACCAAACAAATCTAAAACAATTGCTTTTGACTTTGTTGTTTTATCCAACGCTTCTTCTGCTAACGCTACTGGCTTTTGAGTTGGATGAACATATTTCATTGAACTGTCTTTGTTGATCTTCCAAACAGAACCTATGCGTTTTCCTTCTAATTCAGCACCTCGATGCCAAACTAATGCAACTTCATAATCGCTTGAAAATGTCTTTTTTAAATCACCAATTCCGCCACCTGGTTTGTGCCAAATTACAATGTTAGATGGATAGCCAAACGAATTTAATTTATCAATCCATTTAATTTGAACTTTCCAACTTGTCCATATAAACATCCATCCTTTAGAAAACAATTCCAAAATTGGAGCAATGTCTAAAAATTGGTCATCATTAGCCAAAACATCGAATTTTGCAGATTTGGTTCGCATATTTGATTGGTATTCAACCCCATAAGGCGGGTCAGTAAACACCATGTCAGCCTTTTGGCCTTCCATCAGCTTATCCACGGCATCAATGCTGGTGCTATCCCCACACATCAATCGGTGATTGCCTAACTGGTATATGTCGCCAAACCGTGTTTTAGGATCTTCCGGCACTTCTGGAACGGCATCCTCATCTGTCAGTCCTTCCACCACTTCCGGCTCAAGCAAGGCGCTCAATTCGTCTGGGTTAAACCCAAGCACTTCCAAAGCAAACCCATCAGCCAACAATTCGTTTAACTCAATGGTCAGCAGTTCATTGTCCCAATCGGCGTTTAATGCCAGCTTGTTGTCGGCAATGATTAGCGCCTTGCGTTGGATGTCTGACAGGTGGGATAACTCAATAACCGGCACTTCTTCCATGCCTAGCTTACGCGCAGCCATTAGACGCCCGTGGCCTGCAATGATTCCCTTTTCCCCGTCTACCAGAATAGGGTTGGTCCAGCCAAACTCTTTAATGCTTGCCGCTATCTGTGCAACTTGCTCGTCGCTGTGCTTGCGGCTGTTGTTGACGTAAGGGATTAACTGGTCAACGGGCGTTTGGACTATTTTCACTTTTTCTTTTTCTCTGCTTCGCGTTTTTCAGCGTAGGCAATGGCCACGGCTTGCTTCACCGGCTTACCGGCTTTTACTTCCGTCTTAATGTTCTCTTTGAACGCTTTAGGGCTAGTTGATTTCTTGAGGGGCATCTTCGTTCTCCATTACAAAACAAACATCTTGCCATGACATTTTAAGGTGGCGTTCGCCGCCAATGTCTAGGCTTTCAAACTTTAGGTATTCGTCGTCGTAGTTCTTGGCCAGCGTACCAAAACAGATTTTGTCGCCAACATTTAGCCCTTCAGCCAGCGCATCGTCACCGCAATGGGTGATTACGCCAATGGTGTCAGCCTCTGCCGTCTGGATGTACAGGCTGCTTTTGATGCGCGGCTCAGGCTTTACGATGATTTTGTCGCGTAGCGGTTTAATCATTGCAACTCCCTTGCTGGACGGCCAGGCTTGCGGATAATCATTTGCACGTTCTTTGACTCGGGCTGAATATCTGTCTTAGGCGCAGATTTATGTTCCCCGCACCACTCCGTTGAATGGCGGTTAGCGTAATTGGGGTAGCGACGGCATATCCCCATCATTTTGTGGTCTTCGAAGTAGACGCACGATTTACAATATCCAGTAACCATAGCAAATTCTCCTTGTTGTGGCCAGGGACGGTAGAGGTTGCAGCCTCTACTTAATCCCGCTTACTTGTACTCAGCGCGTTCGTGGGAGTAGCAGTCGTGCTCTTTGCTGCCGCCCTTGAACTCACCAAGGTTGCCGTCCACTTTGCCCATGTGACCAGCTGCGCGCCCGCTGATGCTATCAGCCTTGCCCATGCCTACACCGCCGACAACAGACTTACGCTTTTCGCCAGACATATCCGAGGCCAGAACGCCTTTAGGCATTTTCTCGCCAGATGCGCCAGACTTATAAACTTCCTTGTCAACGCTAGAAGTGCCGACTTTCTTTTGGCCGGACATATCAGATGCGGTTGCGCCTTTCGGCATTTTTTCCATTTTGGGGTAGCCCATATTAGGTTCCTTTAGGGGTTGGTTGTACAATGTACGCGTCCATTATAGGAGATTTTTAGCTATGGCAACAAATTTTACTTTCACCAAAGGCGAGGCCAAACACAATATGCCAGCCGTTTTTGAAATTGAGCGTGAGCATAAGGCAGAACGTCGCAAGGTAATGGCGCTGGAAAAAGAACTTAAAGCCCATGAAAAGACTGATGCGGCTCATGCCCATCCGATGCATCGCTCTCATGAGGCTCAGTCCAAAGCCCCATTGCCTTCAATGCGGAAATAGTCTTGATATGGGCGTTAATCCACATTAACTCCCGTCCCATCCGGCTAAGGCTAGTTCCTTGGTCTAATTCCATGTGGCAGGCATGGCACAGGCTGGCAATCTTTGTGTCGTCGGCCTTTATTCCCCTGCCCTTCCCGTGTCTAGCCATGTTTGAATGGGCGGCTGCTACCGTTCCATCCTCTTTGCCGCAATGTTGACAGGGAATATGTCTCGCGGCCTCCAAAAGGCGTTTGTTGCGGATATAAACGTGCTTAGGAAACATCATTGCATTGCCCTATCTGTTCGCCCGTTGGCGTATAAATTGGCCTTTTCAGCCTCTACCCTTGCCTGCGCCGCAATCATCAACCAGCGCGTCTTTTCCCTTTGTTCTACCGCCGCTTGTAATGCGGTTAGGTGCTGGACATATTTGGGGTCGGCATAAGCCTCGCGCTCCTGTGCTGCCGTAGTCTTGTGGCCTTGTATCTCAAATTCTTTCATTAGCTGCGCTTTTACCGTCTTTCGCAGTTCAGTCATGTACACTAATTGCGCTTCAGCGACTGCATAATTGCCCGAATTGTCGCGTAAATAGTCTACAGCAGCGTCAATTTTGCTCATTTAACATTCCAATCATTCTTAATGCGGATTCGGGGCCGTCTATACGGCATAACGTGCCACCCGTCCATTTTGAAAAAAAAGCCTCTTGTAGTTTGGTTAACTTCTTTTTGGGGCCGTCTTTAATTTCCATCAGAAAAGTGTGATTTTTATACCCAACCAATAAATCTACTGGCAAACCAATAATCCAGACGTAAGCGCCAGCAGCCCTTAATGCGCTGACAATCGCCGCTTGATTGTTGTCTACCCTTGCTGCGTGTCGCATAGTTCCGTCTCCACAATTTCACGCATAAAAGACCGGCAGCGGCTGTCAAACCCTGCGCCGTAGTGTTGGGCGGCTTTTGCTATTTGGCTTGTTAGCCAGACGTTAGCCTTTAGCTTGCCTATTAAAGCGACAGTTGCAAAGTAGGACGGGACAAGCATTCTTGCTTCCGCTTTTTCTAGTTGCATTCTGTCACTCACGCTTCCCACCTAAATTTTGATTGGCCCGTAATTTCTTGCCATTCTCTGCCAACACGATTTGTCCAACCTTTTCCTGTTGAGCCTTTAAGTTCTGCAACAATTTTCCAACCTGCTCCTTTTAATGATGAACCGGATTCTGATTGCAAAGTGTAAGTAATAATTTTTGACCAGCCTAATTCTCGAGCAGCATTCCAACATCTTGCATACAAAAAAGAACAACAACCTTTTGGTGCATCATCTACAACGCAACACCGAATCACTTCAACAGTTTTTCCGTCATCTAAAAATCTAGAAACTGGTCTAGAAACAATTGCAACACCTTTACATTCTTTTCCATCAGAAACGCCAACTGCAAATAATCCTCCCGCTGGAGGTTTGTTATGTCTATGAAAATTTCTAACAAATTCGATTGCTTCTGACAATTTCATGGGTATTGCAAATAATTTCATTTTGTATAGCTACGAAATGCTGGCTCTGGTGGTGGATTTCCATTGCATGAGTGCCTATTTGCTTCCTGCAATGCTTTGAAAGGTAGATTACATTTAGTGCATGCCCAAAAGGGTGGCTCAGGACGAGGTGGATTTATTTGTTTAAGCATTTTGTTTACTCATAAATAAATGGAGCGTCACCAGCTTTACCAACAAAGCAACCCGAATCCCTGTGCAGCCATAGCCCAATGGCAGGCTCGCCGTCCGCTGACCCCTCATAGTGGCGTTGTTTTCGGCAAAGTAGCAATGTATCCGGTTCTGCCGACAACTTCCCAAACTGCCCCGCCTCCCGCGCGTCACGTTCTTTTGGCTTGTTTCGCCAGATTGTGAAAATATTGTCCACCTGGTCGGTAATGCTGCCGCTGCCCTTAAGGTCGTGTTTATCAGGGATTGCGTCTTCATTCGCAGGCTTT